TTTAAAACACCTCTCTTTTTTACCACATTTTTCCGATATTATCGCTTTTTGTTATTTAATATCGAAAATCGTTATAAACTGCACAGCATATCCCATTCAGGTTTGCTGATAATGTTAAGTGCCCATTCTTCCGGTACATGATTCTCCATATGCTTGTCGATATTATTTTTCTCATAATAGTGATTCCAGAAATAAATATTTCCCAGCGCACGTGCTTTGTGCATATCGCAAATATAAGTTGCTCTTGCATCCGGTGTACCGAACACCTGATAGTTGTATGCAGTACACCAACTACAGCCTTCTGCGACAGGACAGTTAAAGCACTCGTCTGTGCTCTGTGTTCTCCTGTCAATTTTCTTCAAGCATTCTACGCGGCATCTGTCGCATTCCGTCTGGCAGATTCCTGTATCCACATCTCCTATACTATATGGTTCCTGCTGCCCCGCCAGAGAGCTTTCCATATATCTCAGACATGGATAGATAATTCCATCTGGATCAACAGCAAGCATTACGCCATTCCCACCGCACCAGTTTTCCAGGTCGTCAGGCTGCTTCGGGTGAAAGAAGTTTTCCTCGAACAGTGAAATGTAATAATCATTCTCCATATCAAGATTGTGTTCCAAGATATAGTCTGCAAGCTTCTTCAGCTGGTCATAAAAAACCGTTGCGTGTATCGGTTTCCACCCATCTTCATAGACGCAGTTTGCGTTTATCTCTGTATATCCTAAATCGATCATATGTGTGATGGCATCATATGTATGCATCACATTCTCGGGAGCTATGGTAACTTTACTGCCCATGTACCCACCTTTATTTACCCAGTCTTTTGCTGCTGCAATAGCAAGATCATAAGACGGCCGACCATCCGGAAACACTCTGCAGGAATCATGTAGCTCTTTATTACCATCAACGGTAACGGAAAAAGACAGTCGATTGTTCCATTTCTGTAAAACCTTCTGTACTTCTGGTTCGAAGTAGCACACACCATTACTGCAGATAGAAAACATTGTTTTCATAAGCCATGGATGATTTAGTTCTATCATCTGGCCAATAGTGTAACTGCAGATTCGATCAATCAGTCCTACTTCCAATAGCGGTTCTCCACCGATAAAGTCAATGATAAGGCCCGGGGAACGCCTTGGATTGATATAATCTCCCATGCCCTTTTCTCCAGTTAACAGAAGATCAATCATCTTCTTTGCCGTATCGAAAGACATTTTCTTTTTGCCCTTATGTGTCTGGTAACAATACTTGCATGCCAGATTGCAGTCATCAGTGACCTGAAATGTAACGGTCTGAGTCAGAATCTTTTCTGTCCCTACCGGTTCGTGCAGCTCAGGATATAATCTGCTCAGCCTTTCGGAATATTGTTCTGTTCTTTTCATTTGATTCCCTCAATTTCACAATTGCACAGAATGTCTACTTTCAGTTCTCCTGTCTTGTACTCAAGATTCCATTTGGTCTTGTGATGTTTAAGAATCTCCGGAATATATTTTTTCTCAAGCTCTGCTACTGCCATGCTGAACTGTGCATCCAATTCCGCTCCCTGTTTCTGATAAGCCTTAAATGCCGGGCTATTGATTACATCTGGGTCTTCCATATGTGATTCGATGATTCTCTGCAGGACATCTTTAGTAAATCCCCTTTCGTAGTCCAGTCTTTCGATGTACTCTGCCTCTTTGCTGTCTACTTTAATAATTACTGTTCTCATTTTTTCCTCCTAATTAAATGAATATATCGGTGTAGTCGCCTGTCCGTAGCACTGATTCCTGCAGGTCCCGCCACAATCACTCTGACAGCTTGATGCACAGGATGTAGAGCATCCTCCGCAGCTGGTTCCGCAGCCTCCAGAACAATTGCTTTTGCAGGTTCCCATGCAGCTATCTGTGCATCCGGAACCACAGGAATTTCCACAACCCGAACAGCCGCTACAGCCAGTACAAGACTGAGCGCAGGAAGCTGTGCACTTATTATCACAACCCTGACAAGTACCAGAACAGGTACCAGAACAGGTACCGGAACAGGTACCGGAGCAGGTACCAGTGCAAGTATTACTGCATCCTTCGCAAGTCCATGTGCATGAAGAATAACATCCGCCTTCGCACCAGGTATTGCAGTCGTTCATACAATTCGCTGTGCATGTCGTGTTGCAACCGCCTTTGCATCCACCTGTGCAGTCATCAGCGCATGTCGCAAAGCAACTGTTTCCACATCCACCTGTGCAGTCTGCGCAAGTGTCTGAACAATTCGCTGTGCAGGTCTGAAGGCAATCCGTTTTGCATCCTGCCTCGCAATCATCTGCGCATGTCCGTTGACATCCAGTGCATTCATCCGAACAATTATGATTGCACTGCTTTGTGCATGTTTTGTTACAAGTACCAGAGCAGGTACCTGAGCATATCGTACTGCAATTTCGTGAACAAGAAGTCCCGCATCCGCCGCAGTTGCCAGACGCTGTGGACTTACAGCTCGTTGCACAACTCGTTCCACATCCTTTTGAACACGCCATAGATATCACCTCCTCTCATTATGTAGTCATCGCGCCGGTTGTACATCCGGAACCACAGGTATGTGTGCATCCAGAAAAACAGCCATACGTTGCTCTTATCTGTTGCAGTTCCTGCTCCGCAACAGAAGTCAGATATCTTTTTTCCTGTAATTTCTCGCATTGTGTCCTCACCTGAGCCAGCTCCGTCAGTTTTTCTTCCAAATTATCCGGAAGTTCTGCTTTAAGCTGTTCAATAAGATTCGCAATGTCGTTATTTCGACGCTTTGCATCGTTTATGATATTCTGGCAATTCTGGATGTCAGCATTATACCCGGCAAGATTTCTTTTTGCGTTGTCATGATTAAGAACGTCTTTCTCCAGCTCTATAATCTGTTCGGACAACTGTTTATATTCGGCGGCTTTTTTTCTGACCTCATTCGCTGATTCCAATGCGACATTACAGTTTTCTAAAATCTGCGTCTTACTTGAGATTTCATCTGAAATGGAGCTGCGTCTCTTATGACAATCATCCAATTCTTCCGAAGCTTTGCGGCACTCCTGCTCTGCTTTTGCAATCTGAGCATGTTTATTCAGTAACTGTCCTTGAGTATCGCTTAAATCCTCAATCTCTTTATTAAGCTGATGAATATCTTCCTCTGCTTTCTGCAATTCAGATTCCGGATCTCCTTTGGATTTGATAAAATCCATTTTAATTCGGACAGCTTCTTTTTTCGAGGCCAGCTCTTTTCTCTGTTCGGAGAGTTTCTTTTTTGAATCCAGTTCCATAACTCCATAGATTCCAAGACCAAGCAGTTTCGCAAGTATTGCCATACGTTCGTCCTTTTTAGCCTGCAAGAATAATCCGTACTGATCCTGCATGATTAAAGCGCAACTTCGGAATGTCATACTGTCCATACCGAGAAGCTTCTCTATCTCTGCCTGAGTATCAGCAATTCGCTCCTTTGAAATGTTTCGCCATTCATTTTCTTCATACTGAGATAGGTTCAACGTCGGTTTTCCTGACTTAGTTCTGGTACGTACGACCCTGAATCTCTTATCTCCAATGTCAAATACAAATTCTATAGAACCGCTTCTTGCATCTTCTGTACCGCGGATCCACGCCTTGTTGTCTCCCTCTCGAGTTTCTTCAAACAGACAGTCAACAATCGCATCCATGAATAAGCTGCTCTTTCCTGCTCCATTTACACCGTTGATCGTACAGAAAGATATATCAGCAAAATCAAATCTTTCTTCTTTATAATTTCTGTAATTGCGGACAGCTATTGAAATCGGTCGGAATACTCCGTGTATCTCTGCAGTTGTACTCTGTTTCATCGCTTCCGCAATAATCGGTTCTGCCAGTTCTACGATCTTATCCGGATTCTTGAAGCATTTTTCTTCCAGATACTTCTTGAGATTTAAAGTCGGGTCGCTTTCCTCTGATAGTAATCCTCTGTTCGTAACATCAATAGCATTTTCTGCCTCAATATCCGACACATAAAAGGCTCCCCAATCATACAAATCCTTTTGCAGTAACGGGATATTCAACAGTTTTTTCTGTTCACTGGTGCAACTATATTTCACTCTTACAATCATGTCTGAAATATCCCTGCTGATATTCGTAACCAATGCATATGCATCCCTGTTTCCGATATAATCACTTACCTGATTCGTGTCCCAATCTATGGTTTTGAATCTGCGATAAGGTGTTCCACAGAACTGAGATGATGTCATCTCCCCACCCATGAACTCATGAATATAAAATCCTCTGTTCTGATGCTCATCATTAAAATTCATGGCATTAATAGCGCCAGAGTAATACACGTTATGCAATCCGTTGATCTGCTGTGGTCTATGTATGTGTCCCAGAAGCACTGCTTCATAGCCAGCAGCTTCCAATGCTTCTCTCGGAATAACCGGTTCAAAATTTGTAAAGAATGAAGTCTGACCGGATTCCATGTTGCAACCAGGTACGGTATAATGCGCCATCAGGATAGATGTATTATGGCATTCAGCTCGAAGCCCCATTACCATACTGGATATATAGCTTGTCCATGCTTCGTTTTCTTCATCTGCAGACAGACCAGGGAATCTTGATCTGAACTCCTGCTTATCAAATCCCGGAATGCAGGCTATATCAGCATATGGCGTACGGAGTACAGTTGGCGATGTTACTATATGTACATTTCCAGTATTTGCAAACATCTTGCTCAAAACTCTGAATTGTCCACCTCCATCATGATTCGGCGTTCCTCTCATTACGATTACTGCTTTCGCAACACCTGCCAATTTTGTGATCGTGTCTGTTGCAACAATCATTTCGTCCGAATATCTTACCGGACCTATCTGCTCCTGATGGAAAACATCACCAGAAACGCAAACAATGTCTGGTTTCTCTTCTTCTGCAACCTTAATCATATAATTAAGACAATTTACTGTATCCTGTGAACGGAGATTTACCCCGTCCACTACAGGACCTTTGAACTGGCCAATATGCCAGTCAGCTGTATGTAATATTTTCATCTGCGTCCGCCTCCTCTCTGGCATTTGATACACAATGGTTCACCAAATTTATTGATTGAATACTCATAAACCTTTTCATTTATGATCGTACCGCATCTGGAGCACTGAAAATCTGCAGTTCTGTCTTCCTCTGGTTGCGGATCCGGTTCATTCGGCTCTTCCTGTTCGGGCTGGGCAAATGCTTCCTGTTGAATTTCGCCCATATCTTCATCCGGAAGTTCCGAAGTAAACGCCGGATTGTCCAAGTCACCTTCATCGATAATATTGCTATCTGTGGCAAAATCTACATTCTTAACCTCAATCTGAGGCATTCCGAACATATTGTTTACAGAATTCATACCCTGCATCAGCATTGCCTGCCGGACCTGTGGATCTGAATAATCCGGAGAGAATATTACTGTTGGAATCGCGAAATTCTTTTTTAATTCATCCTTTGTGTAAGAGCCTTTTGTCCCAAGCAATGCTCTGATGACTCTGAGTTTTGCTCCTGTCATTGCTTTTTCGGCCCATGTCTTCTTTAATAAAGCCATATTTACTTTTACCGAACGTTCAACATATCGTTCTCTATCTGCTTCGTCGATAACATAAGCTTTAACTTTCTTTCCCCATTTATCTTTCGTATCAACCCAGCTTCCTTTAAATATTTCTGCCGCTGCATTTGCCGCTTTCTTGTCTGTAATCCCCTTAACCGCCTTATCAGAAAATTCTGTACGATACTTATCTTCTTCATCCTCAAGACAGATTTCTTTCTGGTCGACTTCCGATCTGTAAGTCCCATCCGCTTTTCTCATTGCTCCCTGTGCCTGAGCTCGATATGTGATACTATCAATTCGTCTACCGTATGTCTGATGTGGATTAAACTGAATACCAGCTGCCATAGCCAATTTGTTAAGAAGTGGTTTGGATAATGAATATGTATCCTGCCAGATATCATTTCCTTTGCTATCTGTTTTTCCAGTTTTAACAGAACCAACTTTAAAAATGTCGCCACTATTTTCGCTCAGATCAACTGCAACTTCCTCTACATGATATTTATAGAAAGGATTCAGTTGCACATCTGTTGCCGCAGGGACAAGCAAATTATGATCACTGTATGCTCTTATAACCTCTGATAAGCTTCCTGAAATTTCCTGCATGTACTTGATTACCTCCTAAATCTGTGATAAAATGACGGTGTTCTTTAAAAAATGAGGCCCAACCTGTTTTTTAAAGTTCTGACCCAAAAGCCTCGGATGCGGATTTATGAGTGCCGTCTACACTTCATATCTCCTTTAAGCATCTGGGGCTTTTAATATGCATCTCCTACAGCGAATCTGGTCAATGCGTATACCCACACCCACATGAGCGGGATTGCTATCCATTCGGATCCGAGTTCTGCGCTTCCCCTTATTGCGCAAAGCATATCGCTCAGATATCCGAAGAAGATAAGACTGACTGCTGTAGGAACGATGTAAACCATCGACCTTTTCAAGAAGCGAATTCTCTTTTTTATTTTCGCTCTTTTCTTTTTTTTGGAATATTCCTCATACTCCTTCTCATTAAATTCTCGCACCACGGACAGATATATCCGTGTTTTGGAATCTTCTGTAATGTACTGATGTTCCACATTCTTTCGCATATCTTGCACTTTGCGTACATCCATTATCTTGCCTCCTTATCAATTAAGATCAATTCTTTGGCGATAACGCTCTGTAATGCGCATCTGTCCATTTCATGCCAGCTGATCGGTACCGGGCTGTTATCCAGCGCATTTAAAATTCTCTCAGCTGTTGTATGATATTTCTTCATATCTTCTGTTGTAAGCAATTTCGCACCTCCTTCATCTATGCTGTCTTCTCTGTATTAATCTGGGTTACAAAAATCCCAAGATCAACACTTTCCATATCATTCAGTTCTTTCAGAAGTTCTGCATCTGATGTAATTCCATAGTTCTTTTTTTTTTTCTTTAAGGTTCATCAAAACACTTCCTTTTAATTATCCGAATCCGAAATATTAAGATAATCGCTGATTCTTCTTCTGATTTCTATGCTGGTGTTCTTTCCATTTAAAGTCGATGAAAGGTAGCATCTGGAACAGCCAAGTTCTTCGGCCAGATCATTAACAGAGATATCATTCTGAATCATTGCTATCTTGGCTTTCTTGCACCAGGGAGATAATTTCTTCTGCATTAAACCTCCTCCCCTCATTTCAAAGATTTTTCAATCCAGTTTTTCAAATTTTGAGTTACCTCATTAACCTCATTCAAGGTGTTTATGATTTTCTCTAAATCTGGCTTTTCATCCTCTGTAATAACTCCATCTGCCGTAATATCCAGCAGGAGTTCTTTGGCTTCGTTGATCTTCCGGAATGAGCACAACGCCCTGAGTGCAATCCTATCAATATCCTGATTCTCGATCTTTGGCATTCCTTTTCCCAGAGGGCACATTTCCCGGCAATAATTACCTTTTAATTCAGGAGCTCTATAGATATCCGCCATCAGAAGCACTTCCTCTGGATAAGGGGTAACACTGCCAAGTTCTATTCGTGCAAGCCTTGTCCGGTCAACACCAAGTTCCTCAGCAGCTCCTTCGCGGCTACTTAACCGTTCATTGAACTTTGCCGCCTCGTATCGTGCCTGACAAAACATATTGTCGGCCGCTTTTGTAGCAAACTTAGGCATTTATTTTTTTCCTCCACATTATATAATTA